GCCTCGGGGAGTGTCGGCGGCACCCGCCCGCTGTTCATAACGATGTGCCCCGAGCATTCCCGTATATCTGGCCCGACGACTGGTGCGGGGAGTTTCGGGAGCTGGGGCCGCCAGAATGTCAGTTCGTACAATTTTTCAGTCAGGATGAGTAAGCCCAATGATTATCAACCTCAACGACCCCGATCAAAACCCTCCGATGCCAGGCTTTTCTAAAGCCCCTATCCCTCCGGGGGGGCTCCAGATGCGGCGGGTGCCCGTCATACCCTGGGACGCCTTCGTGGCCTGCGGCGTCCAGGTCCATGAGGACGGCAAGGTCCGGCCGGTCCTGTTCGATCCGCAGCCGATGTTGACGGTCGATGAGGCATTCCAGACGCTCCGGTTCCTTCTCGCCGCCCAAATGGGCAAGCCTGGCCCGGTCTCCTGGGAGACGGTCCCGGAAGAGGTCCGGCGGCATTTCCGCTTCAAGGACGACGAGCCCACCCCCGGCGCCTGATAATCTGGGCAATCTTGCCGGGGATTTCTCTATTGACACCCCTCCGCGCCTGGGGTATGCTTCTGCCAGATGCCTATTTTTTAGGCAAGGTGTGCCGCGCAAACGCGCAGTTTTCCCAAGTCGGAGGTCGGACCCATGAAAAACGAGGCCGCAAAGGCAGTCGAGCAGAAAATCGGCCCTGTCGAGAGCGAACAGGGCATGGTCAAGGAAGTCGGCAGCGAGCCGCCGGCCAGCTTCGGCCACGGCAGTGCCTCTTCCGCAGGCACCTCGGGCCAGATTCCCAAGGAGTCCTGACATGAGTGCCGCAGGTCGCCGTGTTCAACAGGCCGCCACGGATGCCCGCTCAAACGATAATCTCGTGGGGAACGAGATGGATGAAATGATGTGGGACGGCGATTTACTGGTTCCGCGTCCGCTCGGCTCCCCACTCGATGAAGAGACCCTCGATGAGCAGGCGTCCACCCAGATGGGCCCACACTGGGAATCCCGGCGGCGTGGCGCCAACTAAGCAAGGGAGCGTGAATGGTTGCCTCATACCCAGTTCTGGGGGGCGGCGTTCCTGCCGCCGTAGGAATGGGGCTTCCTTTGCCGGATCGCCTTGGTGAGCCCGTAGCGCGAACCGACACTCCCGTCGGCACCCTGACGACCGACTTCATCAAGCGCCTTCACGACCAGATTGCGATGGTCGAGAAGGAGTTGGAGACGTTCCGGGAGCAAAACCGGAAGCGGCAGGCACTCTACGCCGGGCATGGCTACGGGGCGAATGAAGAGGACGTGGACGCCCCGCTGAACGTCTACAACCTCGCCCTGCGCATCTATCAGCGCCGATGTATCAGTGGCGACCCCCGCGTCAACGTCCGGTCGCGGTCCCCCAGGGCCCGGACGGAAGCCTACGAGCTGTCTCTGGCCTGTGAGCAGTTGTTCCGGGAAATCAACCTGAAGGACACCCTCAAAGAGGTGATCCAGCAGGGGCTGCACAGCATCGGGATCGTGAAGATCGCGGTCACGCCCAGGGAGGTACACGAATCCCAGGGGTTCCTGCATGACGCGGAGCAGCCCTTTTGCGACCCGGTTCTCCTCGAAAACTTCGCTTTCGACACGAATGCCAAGCGATGGGAGGAGATCGACTGGTGCGGCGACCGATACCGCGTCCCCCTCGATGACCTGCTGAACAACCCGTACTGGGACCAGGAAGTCGTCGCCACCCTGGACAAGGGCGAGACCCGCCAGGACGAGGACCTACGCCAGGCCCCCGGCGAAGAGAGCGTTCAGCGGATGGGCGTCGAGGATTCGGTCTTCCGCGACGACCTGCGGCAGTACATCACCGTCTGGGACGTGTGGCTACCGCGGGAGAAGCTGTTGATTACCATCCCCGATGGGGGGAAGGGACAGCCGCTCCACGTTGAGCAATGGCAGGGCCCGGAAAACGGCCCGTACCACCTGCTGCGGTTCGACCCGCTGCCCGGCAACATCATGCCGGTCTCGACCGGTGGCCACCTGGAAAGCCTTGCGACGCTCCTCAACCGGGCTATCAGGAAGCTGGGGGACCAGCTCGACCGGCAGAAGACCAATCCGCTGATTACCCCGGGTGCCGCCAATGCGGGCGATGACAGGACGATCCAAAACGCGCGGGACGGCGATGTGTTGCAGGTGATGGACCCGAAGAACACAACGGAACTGCGCACGGGCGGGATTGACCAGCAATCCTATGCCTTCACCCAGGGGCTCATCAGCCTATTCTCTTGGTTGGGTGGCAATCTCGACTCCCTCGGGGGGCTTGCCAGTAACGCCGAGACCGCCGCCCAGGCGGAGATGGAGTTGGCCGGCGCCAACAGCCTGATCGACGAGCTGACTGACAAGTTCGACGGCTTCCTGAAGGGGGTAATGGCCGACTTGGCGTGGTATGTCTACAGCGACCCAAACGGGACTCGCCGGCTAATCAAGCGTGTGGAGGGCACCGATTGGGAAGTGCCGGTCAAATGGGGCCCGGAGCGCCGGTTCCGACCGTTCTTCCTGTTCGAGTTCGAGGTCGATCCCTTCAGCGTCCGCGTGCGATCCCCCGAGCAGCGGCTGCGAATGGTGATGGACGTGCTACCTCGCATGATGCAGGTGGCCCAAGCCAAGATGCTCTTTGCCCAGGTGGGCGACGAACTCGATACGGAGGCCATGTGGAGGCTGATTTGCCGGTACTCTGGATTGACGGAGTTGTCGGAGTTGGTCCGGTCGTCCGGTGTGCCGATTACGGGCGAGCCGGCCAAGACGGACAGGATGCCGAGTGCGAACGTGCCGGGTATGCCGCATGAGTACATCCGCCGGAACGTGTCCGGGGGAGGCGGCAATCCGACACAGGGGCCGGGACAGCAGGCACTGGAGATGATGCTGGCGTCGGGGAACGGGAACCGCGGGCAGCCGCAAGGAGCGGGAACATGAGCGGTCTCACCGATGAAATGCGCTCCAAGATGCGGGCAATCCAGTCCGGGCTGAGCCACACCCGGACCTGCCCGGTGGGGGCCCGCTACTTCCGCTACGATGGTGAGAAGGTTGTCGAAACAAAGCGGCCCAGCGCCGTGGTCGGCCACTCGATGTTTCCGTACAAGTCCGTTGCCATGGCGGTGGACCCCCACGAGGTGCCGGAAGTCCAGGCCCGGTTGCGGAGACAGGGCCTGTTCACCGAGTTCGACGCCGAGGGGCGGCCGATCATCACGAGCACCAAGCAGCAGGATGCCCTGGCTAAGGCCATGGGCATGAAGACGGGCCGGGACGGGTACGGCCACACCGATGAGCACGGCACTTTCCAGAACAGCGGTCGGCGCCGTTCGAGCGAAGTAGCCGAAGGCCGGCGCAAGGTCCGCAAGGCGATTGAGACACTGGAGTCGATGCCCGAGAATGTACCGGCCGGTGCCGTGTCGGATGCTTTGGGAGAGTACGACATCTTTCCGAACGAGGAGAACACAGGATAGTCCTTTGACACAAGGAAGGGCCGTGCCGAAAGCACGGCCTGAACGCGAATCAGGCAAACTCCCGGGGTAGCTGCCGGGGGTGTCGATTCCCGTTACGACAGCCTCACGAACGGGATGGCTGTGCGATTTCGCATGGTCCTTCCGTTTTTTCTTTTAGGAGGCTGACGTGCCGGATACCGAATCGACTGCTACGATCCATTCCCCCGCAACGCAGGATTTCAGCGAAAGCGACGACGAAATCCTCGACAACTTTGCGGAAGGACCGCAACCAGGCGATCCGCCGCCCGCCGGAGATACCCATGACGATGGGCTCCCGATGGGCCTGGGCGGCGAGAGGGGGAAGCAGTCGGAGCCAGCAAGTTCCACGCTGGAAGCCGACATCGTAAATGGCACCACAAGACAACCCGGCGAGACGAGTCCGCCGGGTCAATCCGCAGACAGGTCCCCACCGGTTCAGGGGTCTGCCGGCGAGACAGGCGCGGAGACCAGTCCCGAGCCGTCCGGTGAACCGGAAACCCCTGAGTTCCCGCCCGCGTTGCTGCAAATGGCGGGACTCGCTGACGCTGACGCTGCCAAGGCAGCCGGGTTTCAGGACTCGGACGCCCTCTTTGCAGCCATTCGATGGCGCAGCCAGTTGTTGACCCCGGGTGCCCAGCCTGCCGTCGCTTCGGTGCAGGAGCAGGTTCCCGGGACCGGAGTGTATCGACGCCCCACCCAGCAACCGCCTGCCCCGGTTTTCCAGGAGCCGACACCCAAACCGGAGGAGTCCGCCGGTGTCACGCCGTTCGAGTTGCCCGCTGACAAGCGGGATATGCTCGATGAGGACTTGCTTGCGGTGCTCGATCAAATGAACGCGCACTACCAGCAGGAGTTCAAGACGCTTCGATCCTCCGCCGGCCAGCGGGAAGCAGAGCTTGCCCGCCAGCAAGCGGCGGAAGAGGAGTCGCGGTTTGATGCGGCGGTCCAAGCCCTGGGTGGAGATTGGGAAGACGTGTTCGGTGAAGGTAGCGGGGCCGACCTACAACGGGCCGGCCACATCGATCCCGTCGCCATGACCAACTTCAACCATCGGGCGCTCTTGTTCGAGGCCGTTGAAGCGGTGCGCGAAGTCAACGCCAAGCAGGGGTACAAGCCCATGACCCTCGAACAAGAGGTGCATTGGGCGCTGATGCAGCGTTATCCCGACAAGTTCCGAAACGTCATTTCTGGCAACTCCCAACCTTCCGGTCGCCGGGGCGTGACCGCCAGTCGTCCGACTCAGCGGAAAATGCCACCGGGGAGCCAAAACCAAAAGGTCCTTGCCGACGTGAACGCCATGCTCCGCAAAAAGGGCTCGGTGCCACTCGACATGGGCCACGGGGAAGAGGAGTTCGACGGAGACATCTGATAGGAGACAAACCGTATGGCGACTATTCAACCGTCCGATATTCCGGACATCGTGACTACCACACGAGTCTCGGAGGGACGTTTGCGCTTTCAGCAGATCGCGCAGAACCTGCCTTTCTACGAGGTCTTTTCCCGCTGGTTCAAGCGGGACAAGGTGATGTTCAGCTCCGGCTACAAGATTCAGCGGACGCTGATGAACAAGCTGAACCGCGCCGCCTCGAAGCACGTCGGGTTCTTGCAGCCCGATAAGGTCAACATCATGGACGTGCTCACGACAATGAGCGTCGAGTGGGTCCATGCCCAGACCGACTGGGGGATTGTGTACCAGACCGACGTTCTGATGAACAGCGGCAAGGACCTGATTCTCAACATCATCAAGCCGCGGCGGGTTGCCTCGCTGTTGGGCCTGGTGGAAGAGATTGAGGAGTTGGCCTTCGGGTCGGCTCCGGGCACAAGCGACAACGTGAACCCGTGGGCGCTGAAGTATTGGGTCACGTACAACGCGACCGACGGCTTCACGGGTGCCGCCCCGAGCGGGCACACCACAAAGGGCGGCGTGAACCCGACCACCGTGCCGAACTTCAAGAACTACTCGATCACGTACAAGGACGTGAGCGATAACGACCTGGTGAAGAAATTGCGGACCATGTTCCGCAAGTGCCGGTTCGTCAGCCCCATCTCGCATCCGGACTACCGGGGGCAGATTCGGGACCGCTACCGCCTGTACTGCAACGAGGACACGATCTCCGCGTTTGAGGACGTGGTGCGGGGTCACAACTCGAACCTCGGCAAAGACCTGGCGATGTTCGACGGGGCCGCGTATATCGCGGGATACCCGATCATCTACATCCCGCAACTCGACAACGATTCGACGACCGATCCGGTCTACGCCGTGGACCACTCGACGTTCTACCCGGTGTGCCTGAAGGGCGACTACCTCCGGGAGACCGGCCCGCTCCAAGGCGAGTCCCACAATACGTGGAACTGCTTCACCGACCTGACCTACAACTTCCTCGACGTGGACCCGCGGCGCTCCGGCGTGGCGGCCAAGTCCGACCCGGCGTAACCCCCGGCGGAACCAGGGAGCTTCCCTTCAACATTCCAACTGACACAGGAGAGTAATACCCATGGGTACTACACGACTTTCCGCTGAGGGTGCCGTCGGCCGCGGGCTGAGCCCTGCCATTTGGCAGGCATACGGCTTCATCGGCGGCAACTTCAACGACCCGTCGTTGATTCCGTTCTTCTTCGACGACTTCGCTGGCCTGCCGGTCATGGCGAGCGCCACGGCGCAAGCTGCGTACAAGACCTACCAGGACGGCGGAGTCACGATCCAGGGGTGTGCGGCGGCCGACAACAGCGAGGGCGAGTTCGGTGTCCTTGAGATTGCCGGCAACGATGCCGACAACGACGAAGGCAGCATCGAACTGGGTGCCGGGGTTCACGGCCTGGTCCGTATCGACCCGACCGCCGGCGAGCGTGCAGTTGTCGCGTTCGAGGCCCGCATCAAGCGGACCACCGTGACCGACAACCACACGGCCTTCGCGTTCGGTATCGGCGAACCGGGGTTCTGTGCCGCCGAAGCACTCGTGGACGACACGGCCGCCTTGGTGGCCGGAGGCAAGGATTTCGTCGGTTTTCAGACGCTCACCGCGTCGAACGAGGAAATCGACGCCGTTTACATGATCGGCAGCACGGGCACAACCGTCCAGGTCAAGGACAACGCCGGCACGGCGGTGGCCGACACCTGGCACAAGCTGGGTTGTGTCTACGACCCGCGTGAAGCGACCGACAAGAAGATGCGGTTCTACATCGACGGTGTTGACATCGGGTCCTACGTGACCGATGCGATCATCAGCGCCGAAACCGCCTTCCCGACCGACGAGGAGATGACCCTGGTGTTGCTGACCAAGAACGGTGACGACGGGAGCACGGAGCATCCCTTGTACATGGACTGGTGGGCCATCGGGGCCTACCCCGTTGACGTTTAGCGTCCACCATCGCGTGGGCCTCCTGTCCCCGGCAGTCCGTAGCGGCTGCCGGGGACTTTGCGGACGCCGGTTTCCGCTAATCGGCTGAAGATGCAGCCGGGCAACTTTGCGAGCCGGACCATCACACCCGATGTAAAAGGGGTTTTCAATGTCTTCTGAAAACATCATGCGGTTGTGGAACGATGCCATGGCGGGTGGAACGTACCGCCCGACTTTGAGCATCACCGCCAAGACCGCCGACTACACCATTACCAAGTACGACTTCGGCAAGGTGTTCACGACCCGTGGCGCTTCGGACGAAGTGATCTTCACGCTGCCGGCAGTTAGCGATGCCTACACGGGTAAGTGGGTAGTGTTCATCAGCGTGGCCGACGAGAACCTGGCCGTGAAGGGTTCCGACGAGGAGTTGGTGGTCTTCAACGACCTGACGGCCGACGCGATCAGCTTCAGTACGAGCAGCGAGAAGATCGCCGGTGCGTTCTTTGCGCTCTGCGACGGTACGAGCTGGATCGTGCTGCCGATAGCGACCGAGACGCAGACGGTCACGGTGTCCACGGCGGCGTCTTCGAGCCCGTCGTCGTCCGAGTCGTCCTCGCCGTCCGAGTCGCCGTCTTCGAGCCCGTCTGCCACTGGGTAAGCGGAGATGGGTTGTGAGTGACCTGACCATCATCTACCTGACCGTCAGCCAGATGCCCCAGCGGTGGGAGCGATTCCACATGGGGCATCTGCTGACGGCCATTGAAGACCGGCCGATGGTGGTCATTTCCGGCAAGCCGATGGAAATTACCGCTGCCAACGGCAAACCCCGGCCGGATACGAAGTACCTGATACAGTCCGGGCCGTTCTCAAAATGGAACGTCTACCGGCAACTGCTCCGGGGAGCCTTGGAGGCGACAACACAGTACGTCGCCGTGGCCGAGGACGACACCCTTTACAGCAGGCGGCACTTCAGCGACTTCCGGCCACCGGAGGATGCCGTGGCCTACGACTTGTCGCGCTGGTCGGTGTTTTCCTGGAGTCCCAAGCCGTTCTTTTCCGCAATTCGGCGCCACGGTAACTTCACCATGATCGGGCCGCGGAAGCTGGTCATCCGGGCATTGCAGGAGCGCGAAGTCAAATACCCAAAGGGTAAGGATTACGCTGGCGAAATTGGGAGGCCGGATGTCGAGCGAAACCTCGGCCTGACGCCCAACAAGCTTCAGGAGTGGTACTGCATCCATGCAAGCGTCAACTTGTGCCACCCGCAAGGACTGTCCCCCACGTACATCGGTTCCGGGATAGGGCGGGAACGAAAGCCGGGTGAACTAAAGGCGTGGGACATACCCTATTGGGGTAAGGCCGCGGATATTGCCTGCTGTTTACAATCAGGGCGTTAAGGAAGAGGAGGCAACTCGTGACTGAGTTTCGGAAAGTGTTTGAGCGATACTTCCGTTTCAATGGAGAGCGGGACGTATTGCCGTTTCTCGTGAAAGGCCGGCGAAAGCGGCAGGACGGGCGTGACTTGCTCGCTGCCGTGATGCGGGACTTGGACTTTCGCATCGGTGCCGAGATCGGTACGCGGCACGGCGAATCGGCGAAACTCTGGTGCGAAGCGCTGCCGGGATTGAAGTTGACGTGCATCGACCCCTACACGGTCTACCACACCAGGCGGTCGCAAGAGAAGCAAGATGCGGTGTATGAAGTAGCCAAGCAGACCCTGGCACCGTTTGACGTGACGATTCTGCGAAAGAGCAGTCGGGACACTGTGGATGACTTCGGGGACGGGTCGCTCGACTTCATCCACATCGACGGGGACCACACTTTCGACGCCATCGCAATGGACTTGATCCAGTACGTGCCGAAGGTGCGAAAGGGCGGTCTGATCTTGGTTCACGATTACTTCAGCTTTTACCTTGGCGGCGTCGTGGCGGCCGTCGATGGTTACACGTCATGCCACCTGATTCGTCCGTGGTTTGTGACTCACGACCGGGAGCCGACCGCTTTTTGGGAGCGGGGTACAGAACAGATATGAACTCTGAAGTGGTTGCCCACATCTACGACGACGAAAGCAGGAATATCGTGGGGGAGTTGTATGCACCGGAAATCGAGGCGCTTGAGTACAGGTTTGGAAAATGAAGCTGTCCATTGTCATTCCGGTTCTCAACAGTCACGAGGTGGTCCGGCGGCAGATGCTGCACTTTGCGAGTATGCACGGGCTCCAGGACGTGGAGTTGTTGATCGTGGACGATGGGAGCGACCCGCCACTCAAAATGGAATCCAACTTCGACATGGAGATGTCGTGGCGAATCTTTGCGACTAACGATACAAGGCCCTGGACCTGGGCCCTTGCCCGTAACGCCGGAGCACGCGTTGCCCGGGGCGAGTACCTGTTGATGACGGACATCGACCACATTCTGACGCAAAAGGCAATCGAGTTCGTGCGGCAGTTCACGGGGCTAAAGGTGCAGTTCAAGCGGCAGTTTGGCGTCCTCGACAAGGACGGCCAGCTAACACAGGACCGTGCCGTACTGGAATCCTATGGCCTATTGCCGAACAGCAACCTACAGCTCGGCCCACTGCCAAATAACTTCGCCATGCGGAAGGACCTGTTTTGGGAACTTGGCGGATACCGAGAGGACCTGGTGGAGAGGCCATACCCCCAGGGTGAAGACAGGGCGTGGCGTAGTCGGTGGCGAACGTACCAGCAGAACACCGGGGCGGAGGTATGTCCGTTTCGACCGACCATCTACGTGTTTCCAAACGGCAAGTATTGTGGCGACGTGGACCATAACCCGAACGGGCTCTTCCACAACCTGAGCCGCAAGACACGACGCAACTACTGGTACAGACGACAACTGAAGGACACGAAGTAATGGCGTTTGCAAGTGACCTCTCCGTGATTATCCCGGGCCGCAATGAGCAATTCATGCGGCACACCATTGAGGACGTGCTGGCAAACAGCCGCGCCGACACGGAAGTGATCGCCATTTGTGACGCCAGTTGGCCGAACCCGCCCATCGTGGACCATCCGCAAGTCAAGCTACTTCACACGACCCACCCCGTCGGCCAGAGGGCCGCGACCAATCTTGGAGCGCAAATCAGCCGGGCCAAGTACGTGATGAAGCTCGATGCCCACTGTGCGGTGGACGAGGGCTTCGACGTGAAGATGCTCGAAAAGATGCAGCCCGATTGGACCATGATCCCCTCGATGCACAGACTCCACGTCTTTGACTGGCATTGCGGTGAATGCGGCGAGCGGATGTACCAGGGCGTGAAGCCGAAGAAGTGTGAGAACGAAGAGTGTGACGGCACGGACTTTACGATGGTAATGATGTGGCAGCCGCGGTTCAGCAAGGGGCCTACCGTCTCGTGGCGATTCGATTCCGAGTTGCACTTCCAATACTGGCACAAGCACAAGAAGCGCCCCGAAGTGGTGGAGCAGGCCAAGACGGGAATTATCGAGACGATGAGCTGCATCGGCTGCGCGTTCCTGATGGAACGAGAGCGGTTCTGGGAACTGGGCGGCATGGACGAGGGGCACGGATCATGGGGTCAGTACGGCACGGAGTTAGCCTGCAAGGCGTGGCTGTCCGGTGGCAAGCTGGTAACGTGCCTCAACACCTGGATAGCCCACCTCTTCCGAACGGGGAACTTCGGCAAAAACGGTCAGTCGTCTTGGCCCTACCCCATAAACCAACGGGACATCGACGCGGCCCGCAAGTATTCCCGAGAGTTGTGGCTTAACGACAAATGGCCGAAGGCCGTACGACCGTTTTCGTGGTTGATTGAACACTTCAAGCCCGTGCCCGACTGGAACGATGAATAGGGAGGACCCTCATGGCCTTTGACCCAACCGCCCCTGGCGACAAGTTCGGCATGGTTGCCTTAAATGCGGCCACCGAAGTTTCGCTAAGCCTTGACCCGCGCTACCAGTACAAGCTCATACACACGGGTGCCGACGTGGACGGAACGGATGACGCCAACTCGGCGAAGTCCGCGTGGCTTTCAACGCTGTCGGCAACGATCACGGCTAACAAAACGGTCGAGGACGAAAAGTTCGAGCTGACGGATGGTGCCAGCGAGACCGTTGGCCCCGGCATCAGCACACTTTATCTCGTTTCCACAAGTGGTGCGGACGCCGTGTTGAAGATCGTTCGCATCGGCACACCCACCAACTCCTACTGAGGACCCCATGATTTCGAGAATGCCCGAGGATTACCAGATTCCCGACGAGCCTGACGCCGGCCGAATGGACGCGGCGTACTTGCGTTCCTGTCTCGGGCTTCGCGCTAAACTGGGCGAGAACCCGCCGGAACTGCCGCTGGCCGTGCGGCGGGCGCATTACGATATGGCCCGGTCGCTTTCCATCCTGGGAGCGACCGGGCCCACGGGAATGGACTCGACGCAGTTGGCGACCGTTGTGGCGCTGGCGATTCGGGACGAGACGCTCGGGAAGCTCCCAGAGCCCGAGCCCCAGGCATATTCGTTCATGCCGGAAGTGGAGGCCGGTCGGGTAGCGGACGGCCAAAAGCTGGTCGTGTACTGGCGGAAGAAGGATTGGCCTGCGCATTTTCTCCGTGCGGATGGTGACAGGCTGGTCTTGCTGCACGAGGGGGACGAGAGGCGCTTCCGGGCGGACCTCGTGCGGTATCCCGAGGAAGGAGAGTTCCCGGAAGCAGCGGACAACATCAACACAATGGCGACTGTGTAAGTTGCCAATAGAGGCGTGAACGCATGTTGTGTTGACAGAAAGATAGTAGACGCGCGTGTCAACCAAGCGGTAGCCCGTCCGCGATGCGACGGCGGGCGGGCCGACACACAACGCCTCTCCATCCGTCGCAGGAGAGTGAACCCGATGAAACGATTCCTTCTCTGTGCCGCGGCCGTCCT